GGACAATAGGCGGGACTACAAAGAAGCGATTGTCCATAGGCACGTCTTGGTCATCCAGCTTTTGAATGATGCCACGGAAACCAGCGTCAGTAAATACGTCAGCGGAAACTACCGTGTCAGCAGTATAAGTTGAAAGACCGTTTGAAGCGTCTACAAAGAAAGTACCTGCGTTGTTGAGGTAAGTCGTGCTAGTCGTACCTGAAGTTCCCAGACCCGGCCCTAAAGCTGAGAGATCTGAGTCAACCTGAGTAGCCAAAGCGTACCCAGCATCTTCAGTGTAAAACTGACGCAACGAAGCCAAAGCCTGTACTTCAGTAATGTCTTCGATCAAACGAGAGTACTCGAAGTGTCGATTGACTGTTACCTGTACTTCACTTTCCGTTGCGTTTTGAACCGTAACGGCAGTGTTTTCAGCTTTAGCGTTTGCTGATCCACGAGTAGGCTTAGGAATGTGAAGCACATCACCTTTCTTGCCTTCCATGGACATCCTCTTAACGAGGTTAGCAAAAACCAAGTTTTTTTGATACGAAGCTATAATTTCATCAGACCAGATTTCTGGGATGAAAGTAGCTGCGCTAGTGTTGTCTACAAACCCACCAGTGGCAGGATATGTTGAAGTAGCCATCTAATTTCCCCTTAATGGATAATTATTTGACCCTGTTCTCTGCATAAGCCCTGAGTATTTCATCAGAAAGCGAAGCATATCTATCAGGGTCAGTTTTCATAAGTTTAATAATGTCTGCCCTTCGGTAGATTTTCTTTGGAGACCTTTCAGTGCTACCGCTTGCACCACCAGTACTAGCTGCTCTAGCTGTTTGTTTCCTACTTTGTTTTTCAGCTTCAGCAGTTTGCGTTACTATCTGTTGGCGTTCCTTCCACAAAGTGAAAAGCTCGTCAGCAGACTCATGGTCGTACTGTTGGTCAGCAGCTACAAACAACTTTGTCCTAACTGGAGAAGCCTGTATCCATTCTGCAAACTTACTATCTTTTAGTATAGTTTCCATATCTGGATGCTTTGTTTTCAGCACGTTTAAAGCCGTAGCTTGTTTGTACTGAGCACTCAGCGTTTCAGCTTCTTTGATCTTAGGATGATTTGCAATCCGTTGATCTATAGCTTTGTCTGGTTCCGTAAAGAAATCTACTTCTTCTTGGACTGTTTGTTCAGGTTCGTTTGGTGTGAGTTGTGTTTGGATGTAGTTGTCTACAACTTTTCTAAGCTCACCTACTTCAGAACTTTGTCTGCCCAGAAGCTTTTCAGCCTCTTGGTGCATTTGTACTAAATCCTGAACAGATTTGTTTTGATACTTGTCAGGTAGTTGAGGTTCCTCAGGAGTTGCCTCTGGTTCTTCCTGTTCCGTATCGAAAAGTTGATCTTGCTGCGGTGCTTCTTCCTGTTCCTGAACTGGCGATGCAGCATCCTCACGCTCTAATATTTTAGCCATCATTAAACTCCGTACCCTATAGTATTGTGGAGAAAGTAGAAAGGGTTCTAGCTATGAACTTTGCTTTCTTTCGTATTTTATGTGACTATCTCTAGCCCTAGCCCAACGCCGTGTAGCATCGGGAAAGTGACCACTGATAGGATCTAAAGAAGACCTAACAGGTGAGATAATCCTAGTAGCACTATAACCGCATTTATTACACCTAACAGTGCGCTTGTTTTCGTCTACTAGTTGCTCAAAAACGTGTCCGTCAAGACACTTGAAATCATACAGTTTCAGCATCAGATTTCTTGGGAAGAGGTCGCTGCTTCTGCCTCAGCTTTTTCTTCCTCATCAGATTCCTGTGCGTCTTTTTCAGCATTTTCCATTTGAGCTGGTAAGTTAAACAGAGTTGCAAGAATCGCCAGTTGTCCTTTACGGAAGTGTAGATTCTCTACGTCTGTTGTCGCTTCGACTGAGTTTATTTGCGCTACGTTTTGTTGTAGATCCCCTAGTAATTGTTTCCAACCAACAGAGTTAAACAATTCGTTGTAGTTAGCAAAGTATTCCTCTAGTTCTTTAGTCATCTTTTGTATTCCCTTAGTGTCTAAGATACAATTTTTAGTATAGCATACTTTTAAGTAAAAGTCAAGCTTTTTCTAGTATCCCATACCTCTTCTTTTACCTCCCATTGGCTTCTTTTTCTTTTTGCCGTTCATTGGGGGTCTTCCTCTTTTAGTTCCGTAAGTTCCTTTTCCTCCGGGCATAATTTTCTCCTTAGGCAGTTAACATTTCCACCGTCTTCTAGCTTGCCTAATCCTAGAATTCGGATCGTTCCGTGTTTTAGCAGAACTTCTCTTTAACTGTCCTAGAGATCTAGCACAGTATGATTTACGTCTTTTAGCAGCTTTACTACCGGCTTTTACTTTCCCAGTAACAGCAGTTTTAAGCTTAGAGCCGGGATTGGCTGCTCTGTAGGCTTTTACACCTTTCTCAGTCATCCCTGCACCAGACTTAGTAGGACGATAGTTACCGCCTTTGCCTGTAGTGCGTTTTATAGCTCTTGCTCTAGTTCCTGCTCTTTCTGTCATTATGCTGCCTTGGATGTAGTTTTCTTAGCTGGTTTCTTTTTTTCAGCTGCTTCTAGCTCTTTGATTCTATTTTCAAGCTCTTCAAACTTTCTGTTTACTTGTTCGACTACTTCTTGAAGTTCTGTTCTTGTGACTACCATAGATTATCCTTGGTTGTTAGCCTTTAGGTCTAGTTCCTTTTCTTTGAGCATAGTCTGTGCAATCTTCAGCCTACGTTCAAATTCTTTATCGTCCTGATCACCTTTCTGTAAGTTTGTAGTTACAGCTTTTATTCTGTCTATCTCAAGCTCTTGAGGTGCTATCTGAGTCTCTACAACAATCTTCTGTGCTCTAGCCTGAGATTCAGCAGCTTGTCCCTGCAATGCTTGGGTCTGCGATTGCTGGAACTGTAGCTGTGCTTGTTGTGCAGCCATAGCCATTTCTTGTTGTTCTGGAGTAGGTTGAGATTGCTGTGCTGCTTCCTGTAGTCTTGCAGCTAGCTCTTCTCTGTTAGCCAAGTTCATGTTGTCTATGATCGACTCAATCAGTGTGCTGTACAAAGGTGAGTCCTGTGACATCGTTTGTAGAAGCTGTACAAGCTGTGTTACTTCGTACTCTCTAGCAATGATGCCTAGGCTAGACGTAGCGTTGAACTTAAAGTCCTTAACAGGATAGCTTTCAGGATCAAACTGCATATATCTACACGCAGCTTTCTTTACAAAGGGTATCAGGAAACAATCTTGGAAGTTTATCAGTGTGCGCTTGTGACGCTTAATAATAGCCCCAAGAGACATACTGATACCAGCAGCAGTAGCTTCGCCGTTAATAGACCCCGGTATACCAGCAGAGTCGATAGCCCCTGTAGACATTTGCACCATACGCTGTAGGGCGTTGGCCTGTTCAAATGTAATCTGGCTGACTTGACCAAAATTAAAAGGTTGTAAAACTTGTCTAGGATCACCATTGGTTAATATTATCTTTCCGGGTCTGACTTCAGGTCTAGCACCTCTGGGTAGTCTACTAGCGTCCATAGCCATCATAGGATGCACTGTAAGGCTCAGAGCATCGATTCTAGCCCTTAGCTCTGTATCCAGTGCCTTCTGACTGTTATAGCCCTTCTCGCACACTCCACGGCCCCAGAAACGTCCCGGTACTACGTCCCAAGGGAATGCCACTACAGGACGATCATTCATCATGTAGGGGTTTTCTTCAGCCTTCAAAAGTATTGTGCCGTTAGCAATAACAACAATAGCTTCTACATAGTGGGACTCTTCGTTGTTATCTTCCTGCTCTTCAGGCTGTTCTACTTCAGCTATATCCTCATCTTCATCTTGCTCTAATGCTTTTACACTAGAGTCAAGAAGACTTCTAGGGACTAGCCCATAGTACTTTGTAAGCCGTACTTTGTCAGTCTCGTAGGAGGTCAAGTCATAATCAGGCTCTAGGTCTGAGTCTGAAGCTGCACTGCCTACGAAAACCTGCTTGTATACACCCTGCTCCTGTAGTTGTTCTACAAGGTGTCGTGATACAAACTCGTCGATAGCTACACCCAAGGCTTCATCTACATTGGTAGCCACAGGGTCTATCAAAAAGTTTTGAGGAAGGATGGGTCGCAGTTTGACCATTGTGCGCTCTTGCACATTTACACCTACTGCTGTCAACTCACCACCCATGATGGGCTGAGTGGCAGGAGCCATCTCTTTGACTTCCTCCAAAACGATTTCACCTACTCCTGTGCCGAATACAGCGGAGTTTATAAGACATTCTCCTACGCTTTGACGTATCTTTGCTTTGTCAAGGTCTGTATGTAGTTTTGTGCGTAAATACGCAATGTCACGGCTCTCAGGGTCGTCCATATCGTCGGAGATGTCAAAGTATCTACCTCTTCCGAAGGTAGCTTCCTCGATTTCTGCTACACTGGACTCTACTGCTTGCTGTAAGGCAGGGCTGATGATCCTAGAACGCTCACTTTTGCGCTCAGAGTCAGCAGGACTCCAAATACCTCGCCACAAACGGTAGTATTCGTTGAATTTTTCCTGATAATTAGCCTCAAAGTGGTTTCTCCAAGTGTCACACTTGTACATTACCCAGTTTTCAAGGCTTTGTTCGCTGTCTAAGGTGTCGTTATCGCCATATTGCATCATTTTTTGTACCTTCCTGTGGTTCCACGGCGATAACTTCTAGTTTTCTTTGCAATTTTCTTAGGTTGCTTACTATGTTGCTTACCTGCTGCCGTGTCTTTACGTTTTTTTCTAGTCGTAGCTGCATATTCCTGTGGAGACAACGCTTTTATTGCTGCCGAAGGAAGATAACGCTCACCTGTTTTAGCACTAGGCTTACCTGATTTGGTACGCCACTTCTGCTTTGTCCAGTTTTTTAAAGACCGTTGAGACTTTTTTAACGCCATGTCTTACGTGCCTTAGCTTGTGCAGCCTTAGACAGTGCTCCATAGTGAAAAAGTTTCTGACTGCTTTTAGTATGCTTTGCTCCACTGTGCAAAGTACCGTCAGCCATTTTGTGAGAACCACCTTTATGCGGTGTACCGTCCTTAGTATAATGTTTTACACCTTTAGCCATTACTTTCTCTTTTTATTTTTTTGAAGTTTTCTAAAGTCTGCACCAGTAATTTTATTTCTTGGTGCTGCAACTCTAGCTAGTTTCTTTTGCTTAGGACTGTACTTTGATCCCGGCATTACTTGTATCCTCCTCCTCCAGCTTTGTATCTTTTAGCTAGCATCTGAGCCTTTCTAGCTGACCACTGCCCCGGCTTACCGCCTTTACTGCTTGCTTTGATTGATTCAAACATTCTTTTACGCATTCCCGGCTTAGTGTAATTACCAGCTTCGTTTACCCTAGATTTTTTCTTTACTGCCATATTAATACCCTGTTACTGCGTCCAAAACTTCATGGTCATCTACTTCAAAGTCATAGCTGTAAGCCACCTTAGCCAGCTGATCTGTGTAGGCTAGGGCATCCACCAAGTCATCGTGGGTCAGTGGATCAGGGAACTGAAATAACTGATCTAGGAATCTACTGTTCCAGTTACCTTTGTTTAAAGTTATGAAACCATTCTCAAATCTACCCTGCAATGCCCACATCACACGGTCTGTTTTCTTTTTGTTTCCATGGGTTAGCTCGTCTATCCTAAAGAACATTCCATAGCGTTTCATCAAGTCAGTCAAAGGAGACACTACAGCCTGTCTAGCGATACCTTTCTCTATCCCGGTAGCTATAGGCCTGTAGTCTCGCACAACCTCAAAGATCTTTCTGGCAGTCTCAGCTAGCTCCCACCTGCCATGTATTATATTCTCTACGTGCCACTGTCCTGATTGGCATACTTTGACTACCGCTATTGCCGTTTCGTCAAGTTTAGAGTTTTTGGTTTTCTTTTTGTTTACTTCCTCAAAGCCAGCTAAGTCAATGGATACGTAGTAGTCACCCTCTTCAGGAGACTCAGTGAACTGCACCCACTCCTCCTTAAACATTTCTGATCCTCTGGCTTCAAAGGAGGCCATGAACTCCTGTCGGAAAGCGTAGCTGGACATTGACTTTTTAGCTACGTCTATCTCTTCAGGGTCTAGCAGAGGATTGTCATAGCTAGTAAAGTGCCATGATTTATAAGTAGGATCATCATCTAGCTCCGCATACTTGTACAACTCGTAGAAGTGGTTTCTACCCATAGGTGTACCGATGAATAACGCTGTACCCTTTTGGTCAGCTAGGGCTGGCCTGAGAATCTGCTCGAATACCTCAGGCTTCATGTCTGCGTACTCGTCCATCACCAAAAACTTCAACGACACACCCCTCATTGTTTCAGGTCTATCAGACCCTTTTAGAGATATGGTGGCTCCGTTGATTAGTTTTATTTGTAAGTTGTTTATGTGGCTGCTCGTTATCACAGGGTGGCCTAGCTCTAAAAGTGTCTGCCACATAATGTCTCTTGCTTGTCCCTGTGTGGGCGCAACGTAGAAGACGTGTCCTCGTTCCGACTCTAAAGCGTTGATAATCAACATCCATGCTGCAAGTCTTGATTTACCTGTACGTCTACCAGCTGCAACTATCTTAAACCTAGTCTTATCATTCCATACGTCCTGCTGCCACGGCAACAGTTGTATATTAAGATCAGTCATCTACACACTCACCACAGCACCCTTCTGTGCCACAGTCTTCGTGTTCTTCGTTTTCTACTGGTTCTTTGTTTTCTTCAGGTTCCATTAGTATGTCCACATAACTGGCGTGCTTTCTCTAGTGTCCACATGGACAAAAGACTTAGCTACACCTATTCCTTTGAATCCTAATATGATTGCTGAATGTACAATCTTTCTACGCTGTACACCACCATTGACAGCTATGTCAGCTGCTATACCTTGTGCATGAAGACCCGGACTAGACTTTTTGGCTTCTATAGGGTGATTAGGTGATCTGTAGCCACTTGTGACTATGAAAGGAAAACCACAGGCTTCTCTAAGCTCATCCAGCTTTTTTACAAACACATCCTGTATTTCATTCTCACCTGTCTCAGAACAAGCAAAGTCCTCTACTTTAAAATACTTATACGTCACTTTCGCTGTATTCTCCTTCAATAGCTGGCATGGTAGAGTCGTTAGTATCCTGTGGGCCGATGGTGGTATTAACTCCATTAACTCCTGATATAGTGATTTGTACAGACTGACGGCCACCTGTGGCTTCCTTTTCAAAATAACTAAGTGGAAGCATTCTATCCATTACGAGCTTCCATGCTGCTGCTTGATTCTTATGGTCATCATCTAAAGCTGCATTGAATATACTATCTAATACTTTTTTAGATTTAGGGGAAGCTAACATTCTAGCTTTGTATTCGTTTATGATACTAGCATCACCCTTAGGTCTGCCAACGGATCTTCTGTTACCTGTGGTTTTTTCTGCTATGTCAGATTTTCTAGGTCTACCTCTCTTCCGTTTTATTTCCATTTTGTATTTACCTTTAACCCCTAAAGAATACTTTTTTAGTATAGCATATTTTTAAGCAAATGTCAACCCTTTTGTAGTGTTAATTACTAGTTTTGTGTGTTTTTTGTAAGGCTTTGATTTACTTGAGGAATCTAAGGAATACTAGAGGCTGCATTTATTCCTAATTTTACCCTATTTTGTATGTGTACAGTAACCACAAACTTTACGCCACCGCTAGCCCTCCCCCGGTACCCTCTAGCATACCCCGGTCCATTTGTCAACTTGACATTGCAACTAAATTATGCTAGAGGATCCTCAGGCCTACCATAGTTTACTGGAGTTGTCAACTTGACACGGACACCAAAGTATGCTAAGGGCTCCGCTGGCCTACCATATGAAAACTTGTGTGTCAAGAGTTGACAAGTGTGTGAGCCTGTGGCAGCCCTTAAGCTCCCCTACAGTATATACAGCTAAATGTCAATATTGTATTAGTGTTTTTTATCAGTATTATAATACCCATGTTGAACGGCAGAGCGAAACAGTAGAAAGAGAGTGATCTGGATTAAAGAGATAAAAAATATTAGGAGGTTTCATGTACTTTGACAGATTCGATATTGTAAACGCATATTATCATTATTTTAAGGATTACCACACAGGCATATCCTCAAATGAATACTTGCGATTAAGTAAGATTAAAAGTTATTATCGCCCTAACCATAGGGAAGGTAGTGAGATGACAGACAACGCCAGAGCAATCTATAACCGACTAGTGGAAACAAACTGAGGGACTAAAAATGACAAAAACAAAAGTAGCAGTCAAAACACTGACAGATTTTAACCTACTACTTATGGATATTATTATGGATGATAAAATCGATAAGCTAGGTACGTTACAATGGATACGTAGGGAGTCTGGAGACTATGCTAGGGATCTATACTCAGAACAGCATATGGATCTAGTCCTAGGTTTCTACAGTATCGTTAACAGAGCTGAAACGCTTATCAATAAAATAATAGGTAGAAAGACGACTATATCTCACTATTACCCAGAGACTAAAAAGGAATACGATCTCTGGATGGACGATGTTGAAAAGTTTGACAAGCTTGTGCGTAGGAATTACCATCATGTCATATCAGCTGGGATTACTATAGAAACTGGAGCGGGGGAATAAAATGATTAAACTATCTAAAGCTGGAAAGATGCCATGCCGATCATGGTCACTACAGGCAATCGATACGTGTCCAGCGTCCATAGGTTCCGATGGGGAGCTTGTGGATGCCTGTAAGGGCTGTTATGCCACTACGGGTAACTATAGGTTCCCTAACGTAAAGAAGCCCAGAGAACACAATAAAGAAGACTGGCAGCGTGACAGCTGGGTAGATGATATGGTCGCAGAGCTGGACAACGATAGATACTTCCGTTGGTTCGACTCTGGTGATATGTACCACATAAAGCTAGCACGTAAAATGCTGGAAGTAATGAAACGCACGCCATGGGTTCGCCACTGGCTACCTACTAGGATGCACAAGTTTGCTAAGTTTGCACCAGTGATTCAGGAGATGAATAATTTGCCTAATGTTGTTGTCAGACTATCGTCCGATAGCGTCATTGGGGAGACTATTCCGGGAGCTAACACGTCTACGATTATCCCTACGCCAGAAAAAGCTACTGCAGAGATGACAGTATGCGAAGCGTACAGTCGTGACGGTAAATGCGGACCATGTAGAAAGTGTTGGGATAAAGATGTAACTGTGATAGCATACCCGGCGCATGGTCGAGAAATGATCAAAGTAATCAATCTAGCAGCATAGGAGGCTGTACATATGAAAAGAACAATTACACGGAACGGACAATCGGTAGACTGTTACGGGATATGGGAATGGGACAGTAATGCAGTCTGTGTGTGGGAGACTGACGAGGGAGGTGAAGACGGCTATTTTGTGGACGGCGCGAAGACGTGGGAGGAGGCCGTCGAGAGAATGACAGCGTACACAAAACGAATTGGTGTAAATTTAGTGGAGATGACAGCGTGTTAGGAGATAAAACTATGGAGAGCGTAAAACTACAGGCAGCGGCAACAATGCTGAACAAAGCACAGAACGCTATCAAATTTAGTGTAAAGGGTGACAAAATGCTTTACACTCTGGGGAATGTTACCTATGCTTCAAGCCTAGATGATATAATTGAGATGTTCGACAAAGTGGAGAGAGTGAAACTATGAAGACAGTAATTCACGTTAACCAGCACAACATAAAAGCCAACAGTAAAGGCTCTGAGTTACCTGTGTTGACAGTTAAAGACTACAAACAAAACAGAAAAGCTAACCATGCTGCTGTAGTAGATGCGGATGGTAAAGCACTGGTGAAAGTGGTATACTCGCCAGATAAACCACTACCCTGTGGGGCTAAAGTTTGGATTGAAACCGAATTGGAGGTAATAGCAATATGAACGAAGAAATAAAAAAGATACACTACTTTTACGTAGCACTAGGGTTTACTCTGGTGCTATTCGCGGAACCAATTATGGAGGCGTTGCTGTGATAAAAGAAACGCTTGTATTCTACGCCACACTCAGTACACTATGTGCTGTAATGTATGCAACGGAGGTATTAATCAAATGGATGTAGAAAAATACACAGAGCTCTACTGTAGAGAGTGTGAGGGATTCTCTGAACACTGGCACGAGTCAGTAGCAGACAAGTCTGACAGAGATCTACCGCCGATTTACAAAGGCTACTATTGCAAAGAATGTGATGCATTCAACGAGGAACAAGCCGATAGATGCATATGGGATTATGCGGAGGAATATATATAGTGGACAATCTAAAACTAATCAGAGACTCATTACGTGAAACAATGATCACAGAGATTCACGACCACGAGCTAAACGCTGTAACACTCAGTGAAGCACTAGGGATGATATCATCCTCTATAAATAACTCACTGGAGAATCAAACAGACGACGAGTTGATGGAGTTATATCTGTCAATATTCAAAACACCGCCATCAAAAGAAAAGCATTAGGAGGCTATAAGATGCGATGTAAAGCATGTAACACGATACTCGAAGATTTTGAACTAGCACGAAAAGAAAAGGCCACAGGAGACTTTATAGACTTGTGTAGTCATTGTTTTCACCAGAGTAACATGGCGAAGTACAGCGATGACGACACACTACAGGCATACACAGATTACGCGATGGAGCCAGCCTATATTTTATAGGTTGTGCTTTTCGCTGAATCGTGTATAATATACATATAGAGAGAAAGCTTTCTATTTTATTTTTAACTAACTGAAAGAGGTAAGACATTATGTCGATTGCTTATATGCAGGTTGCGTTTTCTAATTTGGAAACCACTGAGTCCTACATGGGGCAGGATACGGGACGTTACAGTGTAGTGGGTACGCTGGACGACGAAAACGCTGAGATGCTAGCCGGGCAGGGTGTAAAGCTCAGAGACTACGAGGGCGTGTCACAAAGAAAGTTTGCTAGTAAGTTTCGTGTAAAGGTCATAGACAAGGACGGTAATCCGTTTATAGGTGAGATTCCTAGAGGCTCTAAGATAAAACTGAGCTACAAAACTGGGGATGCCCATCCTGTACACGGTACACCTACGTACCTGAACGCGATTCGAGTCCTAGAAGTAGCTGAAGACTCAAACGTAGATGACGAGCTTTAGTAAAGCTAAGTTCGTTAAACACGAGCCTTGCCCCTCGTGTAGCTCTAGTGATGCGTTGGCCCGTTACGATGACGGGTCAGCGTATTGTTTCGCTGCTGGGTGCAATCACTTTGAGAAAGCCACAGGAGAAGTTGTGCAACTATCAACTAGGAGGAAAACAGATATGCGAGGAGTGTGTGCAGACATACCCGACAGAAGAATATCTAAACAAACCTGTGAGAAGTTTGGCGTAACTGTAGAGTTTGGCACTGACGGTAAGGTATCGAAACATCACTATCCGTACTACGCTACCGACAGCGATTCGTTGCTAGGTAGTAAGGTACGGCTAGTGGACAATAAAAACTTTCTAGTCACTGGCACGTTTGAGGGTGCTGGCCTTTTTGGACAGAATACTTGTAGAGGTCGAGGCAAATATATAACAGTGTGTGAGGGTGAAATAGATGCACTCTCGATCAGTGAGATGTTTGACAGAAAGTGGGACGTTGTAAGTCTACGTAGTGGAGCTAGCGCAGCAGCTAAGGAGGTAAAAGAGCAGCTAGAATTCCTAGAGGGCTATGACAACATTGTTCTGTGTTTTGATAACGACAAAGCCGGTGAGACTGCCATAGATGCAGTGAAGGACGTGTTTAGTCCTAACAAAGTGCGTATATGTAGACTGCCTCTAAAAGATGCTAACGAGATGTTGTTAGCCAACAGACAGAGAGAGTTTCAAAGCACTTGGTGGGATTCTAAAGTGTACCAGCCTGACGGTATCATTGCAGGTGCAGACACTTGGGATTCCATAATCAACAAAATGAGTGTGAAGTCTATTCCGTATCCATGGAACGGACTAACAGAGATAACGAAAGGCTTTAGACCATACGAGCTAGTAACCATTACGAGTGGCTCCGGGATGGGTAAAAGCCAAATCGTTAGAGAGCTAGAGTACTACCTACTAAATGCCACTGAGGACAACATAGGTATTCTAGCTCTGGAGGAGGATATAGCTAGGACTGCGCTAGGAGTAATGTCGATAGCTGCTGACTGCCCATTGCACTTGGAGGAAGATCTTGACCCGGATTCTGCTTTCCCTTACTGGGAGAAGACGCTAGGCACAGGTCGATACTTCATGTTTGACCATTGGGGCAGCACCAGTGAAGACAAGCTCCTAGCGAGAGTCCGACATATGGCTAAGGCTCTGGACTGTAAGTGGATCATACTGGACCACTTGAGTATCGTTGTGTCTGCACAGGAGAACAACGACGAGCGTAAAGCCATAGACGCTATTATGACTAACCTGAGAACACTGGTGCAGGAGTTGGGTATTGGCCTGTTCCTAGTGTCTCACCTAAAGCGTACCACAGGTAAACCACACGAGGACGGAGGTAAGATTAGTCTGAGTGAGCTACGAGGATCACAGGCCATTGCACAGCTGTCCGACATGGTTATAGGCTTGGAACGTAACCAGCAAGACGAGGATGAAGATAGACGCAACACAACGACAGTGCGTGTACTCAAGAATCGTTACGCTGGTCTTACAGGTCCAGCCTGTTACCTGAAGTACGATAAATTTACTGGCAGGATGGGTGAAGTAGCACCGCCTAAGGATTTAGATAGTGATTTCTAAAGATCCTATATTCCTAGATATAGAGACAAATGGTCTCAATCCTGACGTGATTTGGCTAGCTGTAACTAAGCAAAGCGGTGTTGTATTGAAGCACTACGATGCTGAGTCCCTGAAGAAAACACTTGACAATGACGAGAGTGTGGTAGGCCACAATATGATTGGCTACGATGCTCCAGTTTTGAGAAGATTATGGGACATAGACATAGACAAAAGTAGGATTGTAGATACTTTAGTCATGTCAAGACTTGACAACCCACAAAGAGACAAGGGCCACAGCCTCAGAAACTGGGGTAATATCCTAGGGTTTCCTAAGGGTGATCACACAGATTGGACTAAACTATCACCTGAGATGGAGGAGTACTGCATACGTGACGTGGAGGTAACGGAACAGGCTTTCTACTATCTAAGAGAATCGATGGAAGACTTTGACATGGAGTCCGTCGAACTAGAACATGAGGTACAACGTATTATCGATAGACAGATAAAATACGGATGGTTACTGGACCTCAAGAAAACACACAATTTATTAGCTCTGCTAAAGGAAAAAAAATATGAAATTGAACAGGCTTTACAGAAAAGCTTTCAGCCTATACCAACCTTTATTGAAGAGGTTACGCCTAGGACTAAGAAAGATGGGTCTTTATCTAAGATAGGATTAAGACCATTTGGTGAGCATTGGGCTGAAGTTTCCGGGACGTTTAGCATGGTGGAATACACTTGCTTCAATCCGGGTTCCCGGCAGCAGATAGGACAACGCTTGAAGATGTGCGGATGGAAACCTAGAAAGTTTACCGACACTGGACAACCTGTAGTGGATGAGTCTGTCTTATCTAAGATAACGGACATCCCTGAGGCCAAACTGATATCGGAATACTTACTAGTCCAAAAGCGCATGGCACAGGTCTACAGTTGGTTGGATTCTGTGGACGATGAGGACGGACGTGTTCATGGTTACGTAAACAGCAATGGTGCCGTGACCGGGAGAATGACACATTCCAAACCAAATTTGGCCCAGACTCCCTCCACATACTCTACGTACGGTAAAGAATGTAGAGAGTGTTGGACAGTGCCTGAAGGTAAATCTTTAGTTGGATTCGACGCTAGTGGTCTTGAGTTACGTATGCTAGCGCATTACATGGACGATAAGGACTACACAAATGAGATACTCAACGGAGACATTCACACCGCTAATCAAAAGCTTGCAGGGCTTGAACGAAGAGATCAGGCTAAGACTTTCATCTATGCCCTCCTCTATGGGGCAGGAGATGGTAAGCTTGGGACAGTGGTTGGAGGAGATGCTGGAGATGGTGCGGAACTTAGACAACGATTTATGTCTAATCTCCCATCATTTGCAGATCTTAAACTCAGAGTATCGTCAAAAGCTCGAAGAGGACAGCTAAAAGGTTTGGACGGTAGACTACTGCATATCCGTAGTGAACACTCTGCCCTCAACACATTGTTGCAGGGTGCTGGGGCAATAGTTATGAAGAAAGCGTTGGTCATCCTAGATGACTATGCACAACGCTGGAAGCTTGACTACCACTTTGTAGGTAATGTCCACGATGAAGTGCAGACTGAAGTTAAACAGGGGCAGGAGGAGAAGTTTGGTAGGCTGGCAGTTTCTTGTTTGGAAGCTGCTGGTCTCGCCTTCAATCTTCGTTGCCCGTTAACTGGAGAATATAGCTATGGAAAAAGCTGGGCCGAAACTCATTAGTGATACGAGTCGAAAAGGAGACTTTGCTGAGTACTACGCAGTCACTTGGCTGTGGGATAACGGATATGAAGTGTTTAAAAACTCAGGCAGCACAGGAATGATAGATTTAATAGCTATCAGAGATGGAGAAATAACACTTATAGACGTTAAAACGGACAAAGTTAATAAACCCCACAAAGAAAACTCTGGTTGGAGGACGCAAGCGCAAAAAGAAGCAGGAGTAGTGTTTTTAGCTTTTGATCCTAGAACTAGAAAATGTAGGTTTGTCAACCATTACAAAGGCTCTGATAATGAAAACAGTTAATACCTTAGTTAAAGACATATACGCCTTAGTCAAAACCAAAAAGGTAGACAAGGCAGTAGACACTAATGCTGAGATCGAAAAATTCGGTGAGGCTGTCAAAGATCTAATGAGAAAAGAGTTTGTCAATCGGGGCTCCTTTGATGGACGTAAACTACGTATGTCCAACATAGGTAAAGACGATAGATACCTCTGGAATCATTACAACAACGTAGGCCCGAAAGAGCCTATGCAACCCCATACCTTAGTCAAGTTTCTGTACGGACACTTGATAGAGGAGATGCTTTTGTTTCTCACTAGACTCTCTGGTCATTCCGTTACGGATGAACAGAAAGAATGTGAGATCGAAGGTATTAAGGGACATATGGACTGTAAAATAGACGGAGTAGTGACTGACGTAAAATCAGCTAGTAGTTATGGATTTAAGAAGTTTAAAAACGCAACGCTGGCTTTTGATGATCCTTTTGGTTATATAGATCAAATAAAAGCCTACGCTCATTCTGAGGGCGAGACTAAGTTTGGCTGGCTAGCCATGGATAAACAGAATGGTCACTTAACGTACCTACAGTACGACTTGGAAGACACACAAGCTCCTGTATACGAAGTTTTGAAGGAAGACATAGTAGAAAGGATACGCTACATAAAAAAGCTCGTAAAGGCTCCAGCACCTCCAGAGCATTGCTACGAGCCTGTACCAGATGGAAAGAGTGGGAACCAAAAACTAGACGTAGGATGTTCTTACTGTCATTTCAAGTTTTCGTGCTATCCCCAGCTGCGCGTATTCTCTTACGCTTACGGTCCAAAATTCTTAGTAGAGGTAAAAAATGAGCCGAAAGTCGCTGAAATCCAAGGGCTATAAGAGCCGGTACAGGTCAGGCTTAGAGGCTACTTTTGCTAAGATACTGCCTAAGAGAAAGTTTTCGTATGAACCGTTTGATGTGCCGTACACAATGTATCGTAAATACAAGCCAGATTTTGTTCACAAAGCTACTGGTATTATGATAGAATGTAAGGGGTTCTTTCGAGCCGGTGATACGATGAAGTACAAAGCTATCCGGGACAGCATCGACAAGGAGTTAATTTTTCTTTTGTCTGATCCCAACAAAAAGATAAGGAAAGGTGCAAAGATGACAATGGGACAATGGTGCGAAAAAGAAAACTTTAGGTTTTTTACAATAGGACAGATAGACGAGTTGGTGCAGTATGTGTCAGCCTAATCTTACAATGGAGGAGATCAAGGAAAGATTGCTACAGCGATATGATCCAGAAGATCTCGTAGAGGCTTTGGACCTGTCCAGCACAGAGTTGTTAGACAGGTTCGAGGATAAACTAATCAATCGCTTGGAATCTTTCGAGGAGGAACTACAGGATGACACGTACAATGAGGAGTATTGATGAAGCTGGCCCACAGGAATGGGACGCAGTGAACAGACCAGAGCATTACAACAAGGGTGGTATCGAAGCTATCGACTACATTCGACAGCAATTAGGTGATAAATTTGTTGCGTATTGTGAGGGATCTGTGCTAAAATATATCCACAGGTACAAGTACAAGAAAAAGCCTGTAGAGGATTTACGTAAAGCTAGGTTCTATCTCGACAAGCTTATCGATGAAGAGATAGAACAGGAAGTGCAACGAGGAGACAGATAACAAGTGTTAAGCGAAACTAAAACTGGTGTCCAAGATTACTTGGGCATCAGCATAAACTATGACCGGGAGGAGTATCTAAATGATTTCTCCCTGAGCACTTTGAAGGACAGATACCTCTGGAACGACGAGACACACGCTCAGGAGGCTTTTGCTAGGGCTTCTGTGTACGCAGCTACCTATAAAGGTACAGTGGACTACAAGCTAGCTCAGAGGCTTTACGACTACTCTAGTAATCTCTGGTTTATGTTTAGCACTCCCATACTGAGTAATGGAGGGACTACTCGTGGACTACCTATTTCTTGCTTTCTTAATTTTGTTCCTGATTCCAGAGTTGGCTTATCTTCTCACTATGATGAAAATATCTGGCTTACTTCATCCGGGGGAGGATTGGGTGGTTATTGGGGCAGTGTTAGGAGTAACGGTGTGGCTACTTCTAACGGCTCTCAGTCAACTGGTAGCATACCTTTCATGCACGTTGTCGATAGCCAGATGCTAGCATTCAATCAGGGTGTAACCAGAAGGGGAGCTTACGCTGCCTACATGGACATATCTCACCCTGAGGTAGAAGAGTTTATCGCCATGCGTAAGACCACAGGTGGCGACTTGAACCGCAAGTGTCTCAACCTGCACAACGGTATCAACATAACTGACGCTTTCCTAGAGGCTGTCAGAAAAGATGAAGAGTGGAGACTGATAGACCCTAAGACAAATGCAGCAATAAAAGTTGTATCTGCTAGGGATTTATGGTGGTCTTTGATCCACACCAGAGCGGAGACAGGCGAACCGTACATAGTAAACATAGACAGGTGTAATGAGTCTCTCCCTGCTACACAGAAAAACATGGGCCTAAAGGTACATCAAAGTAACCTGTGCTCAGAGATAACACTAGCCACTGACGAGGAGCGTACTGCTGTATGTTGTTTGTCCAGTGTAAATTTAGAGTATATGGATGAATGGAGACAGATCACATCGTTTATACCTGACTTGGTTATAATGTTGGATAATATCATACAACATTTTATAGACAATGCTGCTATCGAACTCCCTGATCCTTACTTTCTAATGCCTAACAGTTTGGAGGAATTCAAAACATATGTCAAAAAAGAACAAGAAGGGTTTGCGAAAGCCGCTTATTCAGCGTTTAGAGAACGTGCGCTTGGAATTGGTGCGATGGGTTTTCACAGCTACCTACAGCGTAACGATATACCTTACGAAAGCGTTTATGCTGCAAGCTTCAACAACAGAGCATTCAAGTACATCAAGGAAGCAGCTTTTCTCGCTTCTTTGGACTTGGGTAAGAAACGTGGAGAAGCTCCTGATATGCTTGGTACTGGTCTGCGTAATTCCCACCTTCTCGCTATTGCTCCTAATGCTAGCAGCAGTATTATATGTGGTGGAACAAGTCCTAGTATCGAGCCATCTAGGGCTAACGTATACACGCACAAAACTCTTTCGGGATCATTTAAGGTAAAGAACAAATATTTAGAACAGTTACTGGAGAGTAAAAATCTCAACAATGAAAAGACGTGGCGTGATATTTCAGCTGCTGAAGGTTCTGTTGAGGGCATTGAAGAACTATCTGAAGAAGAGAAGGCAATCTTCAAAACAGCCCCAGAGATAAACCAAATGTGGGTGGTGGATCATGCACACCAAAGGCAGAAGTATATCTGCCAAAGCCAGAGTGTTAACCTTTTCTTTGTACCACCAAAGTCGGAGGAGCCTCAGGAAGTACACGATGAATACTTGAACTATGTGAACAGTGTTCATTGGGCTGGTGCTAACAAGCTAAAGTCTATGTATTATCTTCGGTCTGCTGCTGCTAGGAACTCAGAGAATGTTAATGTAAAAATTCCAAAAATAAACTTAGAAGAACAGGAGTGTATAAGCTGTGAGGGCTAAAGAAGACCCCGGAGGGGCAGAAGTAAAAGTAGTGAGTGCGTTTATGAGCGTAGGATTTTTGATGTTGTTTTGTTTGTCTACTGGATGTGCAACAAGCACCACATCAAACTTACGTGGAATACCTGACCACCAGCTAGTGCTGTGTCAGGAACTAGGAACTAGGCAAGTCTGTGCCATAGTTGACAATAACCGTCATTTAGAGAAAGAGCTTTTAGCTTTTAAGAGAGGTTATAGAGACTATGGCTAAGAAGAGTTTTATAGAGCGTATGCTGGATAAGATTCTTAGTGTAAAGTGGCCCTCTTCGGAGGGTCATTTTATCCCCCAGCTACCTAGGCATCCCATATATGACTGTAGGTTTTACATATGGGAAGAGAACAGAATGACTACTTACGAAGAGTGGATATCGTACTACAAGAAACAAGAGAAGGAACAAAGACGTGCAGGAAAACATTATACAAGCATTGAAGAACTCGTTCGAGGCATCGATAGATAGACACAAAGTAAATGTCTCAATAATGATGTCCAACAGCGTAGGTGTCCCAGAACATCCTGACTTACTGCGGACAATAGAGACAGAACTAGAAATTATAGCACAATACAAAGACAAGCTGGAGGCACTTAGTGAGTTTATTAGCGACTAGAGATTACTACAAGCCATTTGACTACCCATGGATGTTTGACTACTACTCTCAGCAGAATCAGATGCACTGGTTTCCTGAGGACGTGCCTTTGCACAATGATGTCAAAGATTGGCAGTCGTTAGACGATAACGAAAAAAACCTACTAACGCAGATATTCAGGTTGTTTACACAGTCTGACGTAGACGTAAGCTCAGGGTACGTAGATCGATACATGAGGATCTTCAAGAAGCCTGAGGCTCGTATGATGATGGGTGCTTTCAACAACATGGAAAGCATACACCAACACGCCTACAGTTTACTTCTGGACACGGTAGGTATGCCAGAGATCGAATACAAAGCTTTTGCTGAGTACGAAGCCATGGCAGACAAGCACGAGTACATAGACAATGTAAAAGTTACCAAGGGTGACAAGCGGTCTATAGCCAAGGCTCTGGCTGTGTACTCTGGTTTTACTGAGGGGCTGCAGTTATTCTCTAGTTTTATTGTGCTGCTGAACTTCCCTAGGTTTGGTAAGATGAAAGGCATGGGCCAGATCATTACCTATAGCATACGTGACGAGTCGCTACACGTAGAAGCTATGACAAAACTATTCCGGGAGTTTATCAAAGAGAACATAGAGATATGGACTGATGACTTCAAGAAGGAAATCTATCAGGCCTGTAGGGACATGGTGGAGCTGGAGGACAGATTCCTAGACCTAGTGTTCGAGATGGGTGACATCGAAGGGCTGACTAAGGAAGAGGTGCTGAAGTACATCAGGTACATAGCCGACAGGAGATTACTACAGCTAGGACTGAAGCCTAACTATGGTGTCAAAGACAATCCATTATTGTGGTTAGATGAAGTGCTTGGTGTCGAGCATCAAAACTTCTTCGAGGGACGAGCCACAGCCTATATGAAGGCCGGTTTACGTGGGGATATAGGTAAGGTAGGGTTTGCTGAGATAGCAGCTTAGGAGTCATCCTGTGCAGCCACAGCCCCTGCTGCTAATAAACCAGTGGGGGCTGCTACCGCTGCAGCTGCGTCGATATAGTCTTGTCTAGTCGGCTCAGGCCGGAAAGCTCTGATACCTCTTGATACCTGCCTCAGTAAGTCTTGTTTAGCCCTCCCCGGCCCACTCAGCTGGAAAGGAACGCCTGTCTTTTCTTGGATTCCTTGTCTCATTGCTATTGGGTCAGGCTTATAGTCAGCTTTAGGCATTTGTTTACCAAACAGATTGTAGGTGTACGGCTCTGTCATGGTAATCATTTTCTTACCCTTAGGAAACTCTAGCTCTATATCTGTTTTGGGTATAGCAGCTAAGTCGTTCTTATCAGTCATGCTGTGCATTACGTTACCTTTAGTATCGAACACAAAAATGTCCATGACTCCACCAGCAGCCTTAGCCTGTGATACGTGACTGCTGGTTACTCCTATTTGCCCTGTTTTCTTATCTACGAATGCAACCTTATCCCTGTTTTCTTTGATCGTCTCCGTAACTTCTTTGAATACCTTTAGTTGAGACTTAGTAAGCTTTTCGCCTTTCTTTAATTTTTTATTGTACGTTAGATATTTGTTGATTCTGTCTCTATCTTTTACAAAGCGTAAAGCCACAAAATCTTTTAGCTCCTCTACAGACCTAAACTCTTTTTTATCAGGCATAACTTTGGCTAACTCTTGTTTAGCCTTAAACATTAGCTTACCTGTGGTAGAAGCAGTTTTCATTCTGGCTTCCTGAGTAAGATCGGTAAAAGCGTTGTTTTTCTTTATTACAAACTGGAAGTCATCTGGGTTTTTAGCTTTGTATACTTCCTTAATCTTACCCATTATAAGATTTTTAGTGCCTTCGCCTACCCATGCAACATCAGGCCTGTTAGCAAAGCCTATTTCCATGGTGTTTTTGTCTAGTTTACCAAAATCAGAGAAAGAGTAATTAGAGTGAAAAGTTTTTAGTGCGTCAGGAATCTCTCCTGTTTTTTGTATTTGAAACAAAGAGCTTTGCTCTAGTTGTCCTTCGAGGAAACTACCTCTAGTCTTCGCTATCTTTTCTAAGTCTGCTTGATGCCTAGCTTCTAAAAATTTTATTTTAGCTTGCTCTGTTTTTGTAAGAGTATCTCCTGAAGCTTTTTTAGCATACAACTCAGATATTTCATCGTTTTTTTGTACGACATCTCTTAGCCTTTGGTTTACACCTGCTCTGGCAGATGCCCTAGCCCTAGGAGACACAGCCTCTTTTGCAGCCCTTTTTATTGTTCCGGGAACCGCTGCTGCCATCTCCATTGCTGCACCCAAAGGTCCACCTTTGTAAAACGTAGGTAGTTCATTAGGGGCGTTCTCTACAATACGCTGTAAAGTAGAAGGGTCTGTTGCTTTTTTAAGGACTTGGAAACCGGGAAGAACACTTGTTATTGTCCCTAAGGCTCCTAGCACTTCAGCTGCATTTGGGTTTTCAGCTGCTAGCTGTGCTGCACTTTGGAATAAATCTGTGCTGGCTATGTAGTCTCCAGCTTCAGAAGCAGTTTCTCTTATAACGTCTTGTGCTTTGTCTGGGAGCATCCCAAACATACCCTGCATTGCCAGTTCGACAGGTGTATATAAAGCCTCTACCGAACCTGCTACGTTAAGTAGACCCCTCCTAGTATCGCTTATCTCCCCAGCCTCGAATCTACGCTGGGTTTCCATACGATCTTTATACCATTCGGTATCTTGAAAAAAACTCACTCTTTTTCTTCTTTCTCTTTAGGAGCTTCGTTCAGTAAAGAAATTAACACTAATCTATCTGCTTTCATTTGTTCCACAACATCTAAGTGTCCTAGTTCATCAGCTTTTTTAATTGCTGTTCCTGTGTCTTTAATTATTTTACCTAGTAACTCAGTAGATTTTGGGGATAAAACAAGTTTGCCTCCTTTAAATATTACTAAACTAGTAACTACTCCTGTCGCTAAAAGAGGCCAAAGTGCAGTAGAAAATAATAACCCTGCTCCTATCTGGGCTGTTGCTGCTAAAGCTAAAGGAGTTTTAGGTAGATATCGCCCTACGGATTTAGCGTGTCTAGAAAGCACACTACGAGCATCTTTACTCATTTTAGTATTTAAAATTTCAGCAGCGTTTAGATATGCAGACTGTTTTCGTAAACTTCTTGAAACTTCTGTGTTTTTAGCTTCTCTTTCTAAAATTTCGTTCATGGTAGTTCTGACAGCTCTAGACGCATCCGAAAGAGTATTAGAAGTTTCAAAATTTACTTTCTTACCTGCGCTAGTTACAAAATCATCTACCGCCTGTCTTGCTTTTAAAAAACTTAATAAACTACCATCACCTTCTTTTATCTGTCTAACCGCTTCAGCAAAAATTTTATTTGCATTGTTTAAAATAGTTGTATCAACTAAACTTCTATTTTGATCTAAATAAACTTGAGCTTTTTCGTTTATTTCTTTTATAACTGCGTTTTTATTTATAGTTACGTTTTCTGCTTGTAGTTTTCTTCTTAAAGAATCACCCTCTGTTCCAGCAGCTTCATAAAGTTTGTTAGAGTTTGCAGTGTACGTTTTTTTAGGATCTATAATATCTCCATCCGTAAGAATATCTATATTTTCTTGAGTGTAACGGCTTTTAGGATTATATGTTATTTTTTGAAAACGCCCTATTTCGTAATCTTCTCCAGTAACTTTAGCAGTAGACTCAGGCTCTAACATTGCAGTAATCGCTTCTCGTCTGTCTCCTCTAATTCCTTCTCTTCCTTTCTTTACAAGATTTCCTCCTGTTTCTTCTAAAGTATCCCCTACTTTTAAAATAGTTGGTTTTACTTTAGTAGCAGGAGTTATTAAAGCACCTATGTTGAAATAAGACTCAAGAAGTTTTGCTTGATCTCTATTTTCTGAAGCCCATTCTTTATACTGGTCTGCGGATAAAGTAGCTAATCTTAAACCCTCTCTACCTACTTCTGTGTTGGCTATGTATTTAAAAGCATCCTCAACGCCTTCTAAAACAAAATCAGGAGTAATTTCAGATAGTCCTGTTAAGATGGCATCTCCAGCTATTTCTCCAAAACCTCCAGCAATATCCCCTGCCGTCCTAACAGCTCTTTCAGATAAAGTTAAACCTTCAGGCGTGTTCATTAAATCAAAACTGGGTCTACTAAAAGTATCTTCAATACTTTGCTGTCTTTTTTCAAAAGTCGTTAAAGACCTATCAAAAAAAGATGCTTCAGGTTTACCTGAGTCTTCCTTAAACTCTACTTTTTCTTTACTCGAAACCTGTTGGCGTTGAGCTTTAAGCTGATTCTCATAAATATTCTTTATTTTAACAGCTGCTAAAGTATTCCCATCAGCCAAGGCGTTTTCGTAAGCTTTTTGATGTTCTTCTAATGTAGGCATATTATTGACTATAGTATTGTGATAAGTCAGTTGGCATTGAAGGTGCTGCTCTGAAAAGAGCTAAAGAAGCCTCTGATGCGTTTTCTTCTCGAAGAGTATCCAATATTCCTTGATGTAGGTTAATAGCGTCCTCTGCTGCTTGATTAGCTAGTTCAACCATTTCTCTTATGTTTGCTGCTGTAAGGTCTAATGTAGCACCTGCTCCAATTTTAGCAAACTCTCTGTCAGCGTCAGACAAACCTGTTCCAGCACCAAACGCTTTAATTGTTTGACCCACAGCTTCTACACCTAAAGCCATAAGCCGTTGTGCTTCTCCTGCTGAAGCTGTTGCAGGTATTTCTACTCCTAAACTAGCACCTAAAGTTATTAAAGTATCTACAGTTAACTGAGATAATTTACCTCCTGTAATTATATCAGGATTATCGTCTAATATTTGGAGTCTTCTAGCGTTTACGTCTAAAGCTCTGTAAGCTTGTCTAGCAGCTTCCGTAACAGCCCCAAAATCTTTCGTGCCTTGAGCAGCAAGTTGTTTTGTTAATTCATTAGCTCTACCAATGTCTTTAGTTTCCTGAACAGCCGGTACAAGTTTAAGATTCTTAGGGTCTTCCCACTCAGTAGCACCGTTTGGTTTTTCTATTCCTACCATACTAAAACGGTTAACTCTATAAATATCAGTGCTTCCTGTTTCTGTATTTTTGTAAGCTTTGGGTGTTGATTCAACTCCTGAAATAACTTCTCCAAACTGATCGTCAGTAAGAGAACTTAATTCTTTCACTTGTTCTTCTGTTAAACCTGCTTGTTTACCTATTGCTATTCTACCTTTTGACCCGGCATTTTTAGCAAGAGCAGCTTGTTCTTCAGCAAGTATTTCTTTACGAATGTCTAATAACATAGGATCTGTAGCTTCAAGAATTGTGTTACCTCTTTCTTCGCTGCCACCTATAGCTTCGTTTCTAGCTATTAAACTTTCTCTAAATCTTTGAGTTCTTTCCCTTGCTTGTTTTTCAAGAGCTAGCTGATTTTGTGTTTTTCTTTCAGCTTCCATTAACTGCATTCCACGTATTGGGTCATATTTAGCAAATTCAGCAGCTATAGCCATACGTTGTTCAGGTGTTTGTGTTCCTTGAGCTACTAAAGCACCTAGTTTCTCCTGAGGTGTCCTCATGTCCCTACCTAACAACGTGCCTAGATTTCTAGTAAAAATGTTAGGTAAGCTTTGTTGTTGTGGAGCACCAGTTAGCATACCTCCTGCTCGTGCAGAGGGAGAAGCTAAATCAGCACCAAAGTTTCTAATGCCTCGTAATGTTTCTGGACTAAATCTTAAGCTAGCCACTAGCTACCTCCTATGTAAAAAGACCACTTATACCACTCAATAGACCACCTAAGGTACTATCGGTATCAAATAAACTTGAGAACAACCCTTGTGACCCTGCTGCACTACCAGCACCACTTAACAGTCCACCGTAAAGTTGTTTAAGTAAGTCTGCTCTAGCTAGGTCTGTTTGTACAGCTAGCTCTAGTCCAGACATACCACCTTCAGCAGCGAATCCAGCACCCTGTCTTCTACCTAGGTCAGCTATACCTGCTAAGTTTATTGCTGGCTGTAAAGTAGACAAGAGGGTTTGCTCAGGTACAGTCTCTAGTGCTAAGGACTGCTGTATGTTACTTAAGTCAGCAGCCGTTAGCGCACTAGGAACTGTAGCAGCCCTAGTGCTTAAATCAAAGAGTCCCTGTGCAGATGCTAAGTCTTGCTGTCTTTCCGCACCTGCCTGTTGCAAAGCCATTAAGGATGCTCTGTTTTTAGCTTCTTCCTGTGCCTGTGCTAATGCAAACTGCTCTGGAGAACCACCGTACGCTGCTGTCTGTAATCCTAGTCTACCCTGACTAAGTAATCGATCTTGTAATGCTAGCCTTTGTCTTTCTTCCTCAGGTCTTTGTACTGCTCTTATACGTTCAAATACATCAGCCTCTCTGGTAGCCATGGGAGCACCAAGGGCTGTTAGAGCGCCTGTAGTGCCTTGTAAGGCCTGTTGTTCTATACCTGACCTACCCCCCATACCCCTAGGAGTATACTGCCCTAGAAGGCCTCCTGTGATTCCTGAAAGGGCTTCTTGTCTAGCTTGCTGCTGTGGAGACATTGTAGTAGTAAAACCACCCTGAGGAGTAGCACCTACCTGACCAAAACCTGTAGTAACTGTAAAAGGCTGAAACGCTGCGTCTGTTTGCGCTTGTCTGCCTATGTTTTGTGCTCCTAAGGCTGCTGCTTCACCCACGGAAGACAAACGCCTCATAGTATCATTTAAGGCTGCTGCTGACAAACCTGTGGCAGCTAAGTCTCCTAAGTTTAAATTACTTAGAAAGTTTAAAAAACCACCGCTTGTATCAATACCTGTAGGAGCTAAAAGACTAGGATCTAATGGAGGAACTTCTAGTCCCAAACCAGTAGGTATTGGTAAATTAGAGTAGTCTGTATTGAATGTTCCATTTGACATAATTATTCTCTGTTACTATCGTCCTTCGTCATTTCAAGATCGTGAAATATAATTTTACTTCCTGCATCTGCTTTATCTATTAGCCTAGGCTCACATATCATATCAAACCTGTTTGTCCTAGGGAGAACAAAAGCATACTTAGCAGCACTCTGATGGAGTATAGCTAGCCGATGCTCTGAGCAGCTAGTTAAGGTCTGGAAATAAATTTGGAAGCCGGTTGGCTCCCCGGCCTTTAGCATCAACAGTACGTAAACTAGCATTTCCATTATATATTTCTTTTCTGCTTAACTGCTTGTGTTACTATAGCTCTTGGTTCTAATAAACCCCATGTTAGTGTCTCAGTTTCTTTCGTATGGGCTGTACCTAGTATTCTAGGCATTGTGTTATCTATGTACACCACCTGCCCATACTGGCAAGTCTTTTGATTCCTAGCTAAAAACTGCAAAGCAGCTTTATGTCTTTCAGAAGGATTATGTATTAACTGCAAGTTTCTCCAGCGTCTTAGGTCACATTTGTAACCTTCAGCCGTAACTCTAGGATCAAATGTCAGTTCTTCGCCAACAGAGCCTGTACAAGCTGGGCTATCTGTTCGTTTGTCTTGCTCTGAATTTCCTTCTGTTCGCTGAGGGACTGCACGATTACTTCCAGTTTGGTTGTATTGACAGCCACTTGCTGTCCATTGGCTACTGCCTTTTTTGCAGCTTCCTCCGCTATAGATTCTATGCGTTCTCTGTCTGATGCAGCATGAGCCGTATTAGCTTGAAGTACACCCCACGATACTGCTATAGCAAATGCTCCAGCACCTAGAGGTAAGGCCCACTGTGGAATACGGATAGTACCATCACTCATTGTTTTCTCCTAATTTAAAAAGTGTGCTAAAAACACTGAAGCAACGATAAAGGGATATACACCTATTATCATCATTTCTAACCTACGCATCTTTTGTGAACCCTCGTCAAGACGTTTTTCTATCATCTCGTAACGTAAAGCACACTCACGTTCATGGGAATGTAGCTTTTGTTCAGCGTCCATTGTTACCAAGGTACTCCCTCTGATTGTGCAGTATTTCGATCAATCTGTGCCTGAACTTTAGCTGTACGTTCAGCCTCAATTCTAGCTTTATACTCGTCTGCTGTCTCGTCTGCTGGACCACCAGAACCTTCCCCTTTGTTGGCATCATAGACCCAACCTAAAACATCGCTCTCTTTTAGATCGTCATACCTGATAAAATCACTGCTTGACGCATCATACTCAAAACGATTTTTACCACCATCAGTAGCTGACTCACCACCCCCTGCATCACTAGCTGCTAAAAGTTGCCAGTACACGAGTATTACCCCACCATCTGCGTCAACGTGCGTCATGTTGTTGACGCTCCATGTTGTTGTTATTGCCATTTTTAACTACCTCCTTCTAATGCAGCTACTTTTGTTTGCAATGTTTCTATCAACTCTTGCTGCTCTTGGATTGCTTTTACTAACACCGCTGTAAGTTTGCTATAATTAACAGATCCTGCTATCTCCTCTGTATCTGATTCTTCTTCGGTAAATACTGATTTAGCCATCATCCCAACAAGCTCTGGAACTACTTCCACAACTTCATCAGCAATAAAACCAACCTCTACATTTTTGTCGCCGTCTGTTCTTTTATATTTTTTTGGTGAAAGATTTTTAACAGCTTCTAACCCATAAGGAATATCTTCTATGTTTTCTTTTACAAGTCTGCTTGATGTATCGTAAGTTATATCGCCGTTTCCAGTGTTATATCTAAGATCAGCGTTTCCAGCACCCGAACTAAGATTTGGCATTGATACGCTGCCAGAGCTATTTATGGACATTCTTGAGGGGCCGTTAACCCCGAAGGACATGACGCTTGTATTATGATCGTAATTTATAAATCCTGCGCCAGTGTCTTGAGGATCACCGAAACGTATTTGTTGGCCGTTAGCATTTGGAGTTAAAAACTGAAGAAGAGCATCACCGTTTGATTCGAGACACAAAACAGAATTTGTTGCAGCGGTTACTCCTCCTGCGTCTCCGTCCCTCACATGTAAACGGCAGTCTGGTGTGGAAATCCCCATCCCAATCCGGTCATTCCCCGCATCAACAAACAACATAAATGCTTCGTTGTTGCTTTCTGCCCTAAAATTTAAATCTACGGAGTCTTCGTTGATGACGGTTTCATCACTGGCTAAAAACCTTGAGATTTGAGCACCAGCCAACTTCGTGTACAACTCAAAACGGCCATCTTCTGTTCCATCTGAAGCGTCTAGTATCCGCCCAGCAAAACCCGCATAAGTTACCGCTTGACCGGCATCATTACGCCCATCAAATTTGATCTCACCAATATAATCGTTATCTGCTGGACTAGCTGAGTTTCTATTTAGATTAAGAATAGGGCCAGTAGACGCATCTGTGTCTGAAGTTCTTAGGGTAAGATTATCTCCGTTATCAGACCTATCAAGGATTACACCACCGTCAGTAGTGAGCGTAAAAAAATCATTAGTGCCAAGAGCAGAGTTTTGACTTATTTTAAATGAGTCGCTGTCGCTGTCATCGATACCTATAGAAAAGTGAGTGGTGTTATTAGCGAGGAAGTTTATATAAGGGTCCGCGCTGCTTTCACCTTCAATGACAACCCTTGCGTTACCCGCGCCAGTGCCAAAAACATTTAACACGCCACCTAAATCTGTGGACGTACCGATGTTTACATGATCATTACCAGCATCCACAAACAGCATATTAGCGTTGCCGTCTGACTCCACTCTAAAATCAGCAGTAGAATTACCGGGATCATTGATAGTAACTTCACCAGAGTCTCTATCAATTCCAAATCTAGTAGCTACTGTTCCAGCAGCACCCGACTGAATTAAAAAGTCGTTTGCGCTTCCATCAAGTTTTAGCCTAAAACCGTTTGTAGCCGCATCACCAAAATTTGCGCCCTCAGATCCAGCGTTAGTCTCTAGCAAATCCACCGCCGCGCTATCAGCGGCGTTAGCTGAACCGCCACGCTCAAGTGTTATTTTGGCTATAGCCCCTAATTCTTCAATACGAGCATTACCGTCTACCGTTAATCCATCGAGGTTGGTTGTGCCGTCTACGTCTATGTCGCCTGAGATGTCTAAAGAAGCCACTACAGCCGTACCTGTAAGCGTAGGTGCAGTTAGTGATTTATTGGTTAGCGTTTGTGAGCCGGTAAGAGTTGCTACAGTGCTATCGATAGCAAAGGTCACAGCATTACCCGAACCACTGGTGTCTATACCAGTACCACCAGTAAACGTAAGGGTCTCTGAGTCTAAGTCTATGCTTAATGCACCACCAGAGTCTGCTTGGAAGTCTAGGTCTTCAGCGGTGATCTGTGCGTCTACATAAGCCTTAATAGATTGTTGAGAGGCAATACCTGTAGCACTATTTGAAGACATATCGTCTTCGTCAAGAAAAGCTTTACCATCTAATATATTTAACTCTGCTGCTGTAGAAGTAACACCGTCAAGGATGTTAAGTTCTGCTGTTGTAGCCGTAACGCCATCAAGAATGTTTAGTTCAGCAGCTGTGCTTGTCACACCATCAAGAATATTTAGTTCTGCTGCAGTAGACGTAACTCCATCTAGGATATTTAGCTCTGCAGTAGTGCTCGTTACTCCATCGAGTATGTTAAGTTCTGCTGTGCTTAAAGTAGCACCATCTAGGATATTTAGTTCTGCTGCTGTGGAAGTCGTAGCTAGGCTAACTGCACCACTAGATACTGTAAAGTCATTAGAATCAAAAGAAGCTACACCTTTGTTTGACGTAGTTGCCTCTTCAGCAGCAATGGTAACTGTGTTGCTTGTAGCGGACGTATCAATACCTTCACCACCAGCGATGGTTAGTGTTTCGCTATCTAGGTCAATAGCAATCGTACCGCTGTCTGAAGTAACGTCTAAGTCTTCTGCAGTTATCTGTGCGTCTACGTAAGCTTTAATTGACTGCTGGGAAGCGATACCTGTGGCACTGTTGGAAGACATATCGTCTTCATCGAGAAACGCTTTACCGTCTAGGATGTTGAGTTCAGCAGTTGTAGACGTTACACCGTCCATGATATTGAGTTCTGCCGTAGTCGCAGTAACTCCATCTAAAATGTTTAGCTCTGCTGCAGTTGACGTTACGCCGTCTAGGATGTTTAACTCAGAAGCAGTAGCAGTCACACCGTCCATGATGTTAAGTTCAGCTGCCGTAGCTGTGATATCTGTACCGTCTAAGTTGATAGCGTCAGTGTGTACTGTACCATCAAAGTAAGCATCTTTAAACTCAAGTGAGCTTGTACCTAGGTCTACATCATTATCTGTAACAGGTGCGATGACTCCATCAGCCATTGTGAACTGTGCTGTGCCAGCAGCAGTAAAAGCCAAAGTATCGGCTGCGCTAAAGAATAAACCACTGTTAGTATCACCAGTATTAGTAATAGAGGGATTCCCAGCAGAACCGTCAGGAAATGAAACAACTCCTGTGAATGTCGGGCTGGCGATGTCAGACTTCGTAGCAACCGCCGTAGATATGTTATCAAACTCTGTGTCAATTTCTGCTCCTCTAACTATTTTATTAGAGTCTCCAGAGACTAAAGAATCTTTAGCTGTAAAGTTAGTGGTTTTAGAATAGTTTGTCATATTAACTTACCTATTAAAGCTTCCGTCTTTAACTCCTGTATTGATAAAGACTTCCCATTTATTGTTGCGTCTATACCTATGGTAGCTACTTTACCTGTCCCTGTTGCTTTGATTTGTGCACTGTCAATAATAATTGATGCACTGTATTCTGAGTCTGCTACGTTATATTCTGAAACGCCGTACTCCGCTATCTTAGCGTCAGACAATGTTGCTGTCTGTTTTGTGTACGCTTCCTTATAATCATAACCCCAGTTAACAACTACAGAAGTATTCTGGCCTCCGATTACTGTAAAATCTATTTCCTTCAACATCTTTAGTCTTGAAGCATCTCCGTAGGATAACGGATTTGTGTAGTACTTCATAACATAAGGCGTTGCGTCATCTAAAAAGTCGCTGTACTTACCTATGCCCTTTGCAGAACCAAAATGTAATGTACCGTCATCTATCCTGTCTGCACACAGTATCTTAGTGTTAGGCCATGTAGTTACCCTATGGCTACCGTCCTCCAGTGTACCTCGCATATCAAAGCAGTACACTTTAGACGTAGTAGGTAAGAACAAAAGATAGAAAGCCTCCTCTGGACTAAACACTGATTTTATGTTAAGTGTTTCAGTATTTACGTCAGACATCAACTCGTCCCTGACGTTTTTAGATATGTCTCCTATCGGTGCTGACTTTTCCTGTATTGTTCTACCTAAACTTCTAACTCCTGAGTCAGACAAAAAGATTACGTCTGTTCCTGTGTTCTGTACACTGTCTCTAGCTATACAGCCTATATTTGTTACGCTGTCTGCTAGGGTCATCGATGCTGGAGCACTTGCACCTGAGTACAAAAGTATCGACTTCTTACCAAATATAACTAAAAAGTTATTGTGTGTAGCTAGTGCTACAATCTCGTCAAAACCTGTAGGCCATACAGTTTTAACGTCTAGGCTACCTGACGTGCCTGAGTTCCAATCAGTGCCGTCTAGTGTGTCAGAGAAGAACAGTGTATTCCTGTCTCCACTCACATCAGCAGCCCATATTCTACCAAACCCTGCTATAGCTTCATTAGCGTTTGGTGGTGTACCTGACGCTCCTGAGTGACTAGCTATAGTCTCTAACGTGCCTCCGTCCTGATATATTAACGGAGCATGGCCTGTCTGGAAAAAATACATATGGTCATTAAAGTTGACCATCTTCCAGTTGTTTGCAGATATTGTGTAACCACCCGGAGTTTCATCAGTTAGCGAGGTAGTACCACTAAATATCTTATTGTTACCAGCGGAGTATACTTTCTTACCGCCATCTAAAGCTATAAACTCTTTTACGCTTTCAGTGCCTATGCTAGACCCTAAGGCTGTCAAAGAGCTAGTTACTTTGTTTATACCTTTCCTAGCACCAATCCTACCAAACTTATCTATTATAGCATTTTCCGCTATGGATGCAAAGGACGGATCCTGATTAACAGGTGAGTCTTGAGTATTCAGTCCTCTGAAACCCGGAGCACCTATGTATATTACTTGTCGTTGCTGTGCCATTATACAGGTCTGTAAATATACTCTTCAGGATTTTTATATGCGTCATGTGCAATAGCATCTGACAAAGCAGTGTCAGCTAAAGCAAAGTAGTCCTGTGCTGTCGTACCTCCTGTTTCTCCACGTTCCCTAGCTAGTAAAGCTACGGCTAAATGTACTATCGGTTTCTCAGGTATTACTATCGTATCTGAGTCAGCAGACAAGTCTCCCGGTCTAATCAGTACATCAAAGCGTAATGAGTAAGTAGCATCAGGAGTAGGGTACAACTTTACTTTACTGTTGTTAGACCCATCTACACCTGAGAATGTGTACTTTTCAGGAGATCCGCTAACTGTGTCAGAGTTGTACTCTGCGTTAGCAAACCATGTAGGATTTTCGTACCGTACAAAAAAGTTAGAGGTGTCGTTAAGAACACTGTACAGTTTGATTCTGTCTCCGCTTCCTGTAATCGTGTACTCGTTAGTACCGCTGGAAGTAGATACTACTACAGTGCTTCGTAGCTCTGACCAATCATGTGAGTTTTCTACAGTAGTCTTTGCATCATTTACAAAGTCTCCTACCATCTTCGAGTAAGCTGTGTTAGCTACCCCGGATACCTCGTCTTCCCTAAGTCTTCTTAGAGCACTGTTTACTAAAGTTAAATATGTTGTGCTCATGCTACGTCCCTAAATAATCCTTGTAAAAAGTTAGGAGTCTCTACTTGTGGTAGTGGGTCTAGTAACTCTGGAGCTTGGTATGTAGGTGTAAACTCAAAGTTCTCAAATAGCGACTGTGTGACTCCTCCGGGCCTTAGTAAGCCTATACCTAGGCCTAACCCCAACCCAGCACCTAAACCTGCTCCTGCGCCTTCTCCTGCTCCAGAACCTTGCCCTGTTCCAGTGCCTTCACCTGTTGCTTCACCTTCACCAGAAGCTGCTGCTTCCTCACCTGTAGCTTGAGTTTCTTCTGCTTCAGTTGTTTCTTCTTCTTCTGTTCTTTCTAAAACTTCTTCAGCTTCTTCTAGTACTTCCTCTACCGTTTCTCCAGTAGTATCCTCAAAAATACTTTCTTCAGCTTCTTCTCCAATATCGCTAAAGTCAGTTTCTTCTGTCGTTTCAACAGTAGTTCCTGTACCTGTTTCAGCCATAGGAACTGAAGTTTCTCCTGTGCCTGTAGCAACGCCTGTTCCAGTCCCAACACCGGCTCCTGTTTCTACACCAGCCGTAGTTCCTACTCCTGTGCCAGCACCTGCACCTGCTCCTACTCCTGCTCCTGTTCCTGTACCTGTAGTAGTACCTACTTCAGAAACACCTGTTCCTGTAGTAGTCCCTGTACCCTCAGTTACGTCTGTTCCTATTGTTTCTGTTCCTGACCCAACACCTGTATCTCCAGTTGTCGTGGTTGTTCCTACAGAATCTACTGAAGAATCTTCTAATCCAGAAACAATATCTTCTGTAGTAGTGCCAACAGTCCCTTCTTCTGGACTGCCTCCTAACATTCCTGCACCGCCGGTAGAACCTCCTAATCCTCCTACTGAGCCTGAAGTACCAGACAAAATTTCTAAAACTGTAGGTATAGAAGAAGCAGTCGGTTCAACAACTACTGGTTCAGGTTCCTCTACTTCTCCGAAAACTACAACAGGATTTACTTCTAATTCTTCTGTAGAAGCTAATAAAGGATCTTCGTCTATTGTAACTTCCGTAACTTCAGTTGAGGGATCACTAGAAGCAGTAGACTCTAATAAACTTTCAGTAGGTTCGGTAATAAAAGGATCTTCAATATCTAATTCAAACTCATCAGGCTCAAAATCTTCAAATTCAACAGTAGTTTCAGTAGGTTCTGTCGTATTTTCTAATATAGTTTCTGGTGTTGGTTCTACTTCTGTAATACTGGAATCAGCATCAGCTACTACTCCAGATACAGTATCTTCCTGAGTTTCTCCTAGTTTTACTATTGTTGTTTTCGGAACTCTTTCATAAGCACTTGAAGCTATGTCTTGAAGTCTCAGCTTTTGTTTAACAGATACTTGATCTGGCCTTAGCCCTGCAAAAGCAATATTATAAGCTGCTTCAATAAACTGGTCTAAAGACATTCCCGGCTGATAAAGACTTTCTCCAAGTTTATCTACTATTTCTTCTGTAGGGCTGTTATAGCCGGGTAAATTTGATTCAATAGTATTGTTAGTTGCAGTTATCTGAGCCTGTCTTAACTCCTCTATGTATGATTGAGCAGCTTGTTCAGCTACAGTTTTATCTCTAGCGTCTTGTTGTGCTTTTCTTTGATCCGCTGCTTGCTTTAGCTTTACAGAATCATCATAATCTTTCTGAGCTATTCTTGCTGCTTTTCTAGCATTATCACGTTCTGTTTGTGCAGCAGCTATAGTTTGTCGTAGCTTAGTAGCTTCGTTTTGTTTGTCTAATTTAGCTTTTTCAAGCCTATTGTTTAAAGATTTGTAGTAAGCAGAGTTTTTGTAAAAAACGCCTCTTCTATTTTTTTCTTTTTGTATCAGCTCTTCAAAAGAAGCTATAGTCTCATCATAGCTTTTATCACTTTCTTTAAGAGCTTCAGTAGCTGTAGTTACTTCATCGTCTGCGTTTTGTAAAGCTTCTTCAGCAGTATTAAGAGTATTTAAGAAACCTTGAGTAGCGTCTACTGTCGTTGTGTCTTCCTCTTCTTCTTCTTCTTGTTGAGATAAACCTTTACCTGTTAAATAAGCAAGATAAGGGTTTATTCCTTCACCAGATAAGTAATCGTCAGCAGGGTCTTCATCGGTTCCTGTTTGATATATTAAACTTCCACCTGCAAGTTCTCCTGCACCCGGAATAGGTATGGGAAGACCTGCAGCTATTATTCCTAACGCTATATCGGTAACTTCAATACCTGACCCAGTTTTATCAAATATAGTCCCGTACTCACCTACTGCTCCCTCCTGCATATAGTTACCAGCAGTTTGCTGAGGATCATACTCACCTGAATGGTACATATCCGTAAAGGAACTAGGCTGGCCCGGATCACCTATATTTAAAAAAAGAGTCCTACCTTTGTCATCTTTGTAAAACCTAGGTATACCTTCATCTTCTAGGAACTGATTGATTACAGCATTGTATGCTTTTAGTTCCTCAAAGTAATTAGTGTAGGCAGCTTCTACATCAGCACCTTCCATACCACTAGGATCAGTAGATCCTGTGGCAGTCATTCCTGACTCGTCTGCCCCATAGAAGCGAGGCATATTCTTTACTAGCTCTCGTAGTCTAGCTAGTTGTGCTGTAGTTAGCTTAGGTGGGCCACCCTCTTCCTGCTCAGTGTCATCTTCAGAATCGTCAAGTATCCTCCCTCCTAAAAGACTTAGGGAAGCCTCGTCTGCAAAAGGGTCACTGTAAGCGAAAGATGAGAAGCCGTTAGCCACTACTTTTTACCCCATGTAGATAAAGTCTTGATGCCAAAGCTAGCTGATATTGCACCACCTAGGAATACTTTGTAGTAGTCAGGCATGGTAGCCAGCACGTTAAAACCTTCCTGCACGTAAGGAACCATGCTAGGTATAAAAGCACAAATGAGTGGCAAGCTGAGTATAACAGCAAACCACTCATCTTTCCATGAGGACTGAGATCCCTGAGCTTGCATGGTTTCCCAATCAGCGTCAGTCTCTATACGCCTCATCTTCGACTCATGTACAGCCTTTTTCTCGTTAGCTTTATTTTGAAAATAAGAACCGACTAGATTGGTTATTGGCCCTATCAAAGACTGTAGCATTCATCTCCTCTGTGTAAAAGCTTAGGGGCTACCCGAAAGTAACCCCATCAGCTTAGTTGGTGTTAGCCAGCAGGAACAACCAGCGTTAGACCAGACTCAGGACGCAGTACAGCTTTGCCGTACAGCATATCTGAGGTAAACAAGTTAGCAAGGAACTCTTGCTTGTAAGTTGTTTGAGATCTAACACCCATTTGCTCTACTAGAACAATAGCATCTCTGTGTAGGAGCATAGCACCTAGAGAGTCTACTGAGCTAGCTCCGTTGTCTCCAGCGGCCTCAACAGTTGGACAGTTGGTGCTGACAAAGACGTCAATACCGTATAACTGACCAATTTGACCACCGGGAACCTGACCGCTGTTAACGAAGTCTGAGCTTACGTATCGGTCAATCCCCATGATCGTGTTACGGACAATAGGTGGGACTACAAAGAAGCGATTGTCCATAGGCACGTCTTGGTCATCCAGCTTTTGAATGATGCCACGGAAACCAGCGTCAGTAAATACGTCAGCGGAAACTACCGTGTCAGCAGTATAAGTTGAAAGACCGTTTGAAGCGTCTACAAAGAAAGTACCTGCGTTGTTGAGGTAAGTCGTGCTAGTCGTACCTGAAGTTCCCAGACCCGGCCCTAAAGCTGAGAGATCTGAGTCAACCTGAGTAGCCAAAGCGTACCCAGCATCTTCAGTGTAAAACTGACGCAACGAAGCCAAAGCCTGTACTTCAGTAATGTCTTCGATCAAACGAGAGTACTCGAAGTGTCGATTGACTGTTACCTGTACTTCACTTTCCGTTGCGTTTT